CAGGCCTTATATCTGAATTTTGCAGCACAAAAGCTGACCTTTCCAGAACAAATCTTTCATTATTTATATCTTTAGGATCATAAGATATATACAATTTTGACTGCAAAAAGTTGTAATAGGGAATAGTCAAATTCTCTACATCCAGCGGATTATAAAAGAATACAAAAGGTTTATCATTAATGTATGTTATCCATCTTGTATCCTGCTTGTTAAAAACATAATTTTTATATTTTATTTTGCTTGTATTATCCGGTGTTTCAAACACATTAAGGCTGGATAGAACCATTAAAAATATTAAATAATGAATTAATAACAGGTGCACAAGTGCCAGAAGTGTTATTGGGTAGAGGTAATATTCCAGAAGGAATAGCAGATACACAATTAAGAGCCTTTGACAGAAGGATAGAAAGTATCCAACAAGATGCTGAAAAAGTAATAGAGGAAAATATAATAAAAAGAATACTAATAGGTCATGGTTTAAATCCTGATACTATAATAGATTTTGAATGGGGCAAACCTAATGATAATCAAAAATGGGAAGAAATTAAAAGATTTGAAGAATTGTTAAGAAATCCTTTCTTATCTATTCCTTTAAAGATAGAATTAGAGAAAAAATTAGCAGAATTATTAGGAATTAAAAATTTAAGACAAACTCCTGAAGAAGAAAGAGAAGCAGAACAAAATAGGAAACAACCTATAGTACCAGGTAGTAATTCTAATGAATTTTATGAAAGTAATGAAAACATAGATAGAGTATTGAAAGATATGGTTAAAGATTATTCTATTGAAAGCTGGTTGGGATTTAATTATAGAAATTATCAAGAAAATATACAAAATTATATTTATTCACCAGAATATGATGAAGTATTAAATGAATTATTATTAGCTAAAAATCCTGAACAAGTTAAATTGGGTATGTTATCAAATATACAAAAAGAAAAATTTAAGAGGGTTTTAGGACAAGGATTAAGTGATAATTTAACTATGAATGATATAGCTAAGTTGATAAAAAATGATGTAAAATTAAAACCTTTAAAAACTAATGGTAGAAATATTCCTGTTGATATTAGAGCTATAAATATGGCGCGTACAGAAGTTGTTAGAATATCAAACAGTGGTGTTTTAAAACAATTACAAACTGAAGGATTTAATCGTTATCAATGGGTAGCTGCTTTAAGTGAGAGAACAGATGAACAATGTGAAAATTTAAATGGTAAAATATTTGAAATAAATACAGGACCAATGCCACCTGTACATAATATGTGTAGGTGTACTATAATAGGAGTATTAAAATGATTGAAGAAGATAAGGGATTTAAAGTAGGGTTTACAGGAATGCCTATATCTATTAATCAAAATAATTTACCCAAATGTCCAATATGTTTTAAATTTGGAAATATATGGGTTTTAGATGCTTTTTTTTGTGGTGTACACGCGATACAAGCAGTAGAATTATTAACTAGAAAAAATTTTAAAGTGGAGGAATTATTTAAAGAAAATGGGAATGAAAAGCTGTCCAAGGTGTAATATAGTTATAGCTTGGAATGATTACTCTGGTCCAGATTTTGTTCATGAATGTAATTCTCAAAATTCTACATTGGACCAAGAAGATATTGTTAAATTAGATGCAGGAAATACAAATTTACAAGGAATGTCAAATAAATTACAAGGAACAAAAGGTGAATTTGATGTACATGAAAATACTGAAGATTATACAGATAGAGGTAATAAAAAATCTACTACCAAAACACGACAGCATTTTGAATATATTAAACTTAAAGATGAATCTTGTTAAAATTAGTTATTATATTAACTAGTTAATATATTTTAAATATTACATTAGGCTTTTAATTATTATAAGTAGGTGGTCATACAATGCCATATGGTGGTACTAGTCCAGAAGAAGATAAAAAAATTGAAGATTGTGTTCAAACAATGTTAAATCAAAGAAATTTTAAATCTAGTTCTTCTCAAGGAAGTAGAAAAACTTCTGCGATAGCAATATGTAAAGCTCACATAATGGGTTCAGAAAAAGTTATGATTGATGGAAAAAAATATACAAAAGAAGGATATCTTATTGTAGCAGAGAACGTTCCAGTTAAATTTAGTTCTAAAATAGAATATATTAAAGAAAAGGAGGATACAAATGGTACAACCAAAAATTAAAGTAGCAGGTATAGCAATCAGACCAGGAATAAGTAGAAATAATATTAAGTATACTGTAGAAGAATTAAAGAAAACTGCCCATGAATTGGGAAATAAACCTATTCTTAAAGACCATATAAGTCAAACTGATAATGTTATTGGAAAAACAATAAGTGCGAGTTTCAGTAAAGATATGAAAGGAGAAGGTGTTTTTTATGAAGGTTGGGCTAAAGAAGATGGTACAGGTATTGTAGAAAGAATAGAAGATGGTAGGATTTCTGAGGTAAGTATAGGTGCTATTGTTGAAGAAATGATTAAAGAAAATGAAGAGGATTCACATATAATAGCAAGGGGAATACATTATCTTGAATTGTCTACTACTCCTACACCAGGAATTGTAGGAACTTCTATATCACAATCTGCGGAGAATTTTATTACAGAGGATTACTTTCCAGAAGGAATAAAATTTATAAATCCAATAATAAAACCTTCTACTCAGATAGTTGAATTTAATTCAACAAGAGGCAAAAATATGGAAGATGATATAAAAACAAATGAAACCCATGATAATCAAGTTGAAGATTTGAAGAAACAGCTTAAATTAGCTGAAAATAAAATATCTGGATTTGAAGAAAAAGAAAAACAAACATCTGAAAAGATTAAATTTGATTTGAATGAGGTTTATAAAAATCTTGCTAAAGAAAAATTTATTGAAGCAATTGATGTTTCTAAATTAAGTGAAGAAACAGTTAAAGCATTAATAAATACTTTAAAGCAAATTAAAAAAGAAGATACTGTTGAGACTTCAGTAAACAAAACGAAAGGTGTTATTTCTAAAGAGAAAGAAACATTTAATGAATTACCAGATAACTATTTTATAGAAAAAACAGGAAATGGTAAAGTTAATTTTGGAGTTAACTTAGATAAATATGGTAATTTTATAAGAGGTGTAAACTAAGATGGCATATGATAGAGCGTTATTGGTTAATCCTTTAGGTATTCCTGAAATTATAACTGCAAAAGTTTCTACTGCAATAGCATTTGTTAGTGGTGGAGATTTAGTTGTAGCAGGAAGCGTAACTACAAATTTAGGTTCTACTATAGGTACTTATAATTATGGGGACTTTGTAGTAAGTAGGTCTAGTTCTTCTGGAAATGCTATAGGACCAGTAGGAATGGCCATGAATAACAATGTAAGCGGCGGTGATGTTGCGATTCTTTCAAGAGGAATTGTAATTTTACAAGCAGCAGGTGTAATCGAAACAGGTGAAAGAGTTGTATCAAGTCAAACTGGTACAAGTGTAGGAGATGTTTCAACTCTTGGTGGACAAGGTGTAGTAGCATCAGGAACAAGCAATGTACACGATTTAGCGAGAGTAATTGGAATAGCTTTAACACCAGCAGCAGATGATGGATTTGTGTTAGTTAAATTAACACTTTAGGAGAAAAAAAAATGACATATAAATACGTACAAGAAATATTAAGTACTGCAACCGGAACTGAAGGTTCACTTCTTATAGTAAAAACTATTGCTGACACATTAATAGATGAAGTTGCAAAATTTTTAATACCAAGAAGTGAAGCGACCATGTATTTTGGTCCAGGAACATTCGGTAGTAGTATAGATATAGACCTAGTAACTGCAGATAGTTTAAAAATTGAACAAGCAGCAGAAGGTGCTGCTATTCAATTAGGTGAAACGCAGTATACTTCTGTAAATATCAAACCTGATAAATATGGAACACAAATATTAATAACCAAAGAAATGATGGAAGATGGTAAGTGGAACTTACTTGAACAAAATGTAAAGTTAGCAGGTAAAAGATTGGCTGAAAACGAAACTAATTTAATAATAAGTCAAGCTTTAGACAATGCAGGAAATACTGTAAGTGGTGGGGCAGCAATAACCATTGCTAATATTACAACTGCAATGCAGTATTTAGAGGACAACGATTTTGGACCTACAACTTTATTTATTGGTCCAGAAGTTTTAAATGACCTAAGGAACATTGATACATTTGTAGAATACAGTAAATCAGGTAACACTGATATGATGAATAAAGGATTTACTGGAAATATTTACGGATTGACCGTAATAAAGTTTTCAGCAAATGCAGCTCCTTCAACAACTTACTCTAAATATGCATATGTAATAGATAGAAGTCAAGCATATGCAATTGCAGAGAAAAGAGGAGTTACAGTAGAAAACTTTGACCTTCCAACAAATGACCTTAGTGGAGCTACTGTGACACAGAGAATTAGATGTAGACATTTGAGGGCAAACGCTATTGCAAAAATAACAACCAGTTAATTCTGGTTGTTATTGGGACTTTAAAATGGGACTAAAAGATGGATTAGCAAGTTTAGAGCTTAATGCTACAACAGTTTCAGGTGGAACAGTTTTAGCAGATACTTTAACAGCAGGTGGAGCTGAAGTAGGCACTGCAGAAATAAGTAGTGGAGCAGTAACAGCGGTTAATTTAGCAACTGGAGCTGTAATGAATTATGCATTAAGTGGAGGTCAATGTTCAGGAACTGTAATAGGTGCACAAGGCGTAGCAGCAGATAGATTAGTGAATAGTTCTATTACTAATTTACAAATGGCTACAAATGGTGCGACTGGCACTACTGTTGGTTTAGAATTTGCTACTATTAAAACTGGAAGCCCGAGCGTAGGTGGTAATGCTTTACAATTTGGAACTGGAGATACAAGTGCTGGTTCTATATTATGGGTTGTATTTGGAACTGCTTTTAAAGCTGCACCAAGCATAGCCTTGACAACAATAGGGGCAACAGCAAACGGAACATCAGTAATAGGTTCGCCAGTAGTAGTTGGAAGCTTTTTAGCAGTATCTGAAGTAGCATCACAACCATTCCACTGGATTGCTGCGGGAAGTGGAAGGGTATAATACCTTTCCTTTTTTTATTTTATAATTACATAGGAGAAAAATGGCAATAGCATTATGGGAAGAAGACTGGAAAGTAAATAATGGTAGAAATAAAGCTGCTATTTGGCACTTAGAAAGTGGAACTATAGGAACTACATTTGATACATTGATATCTGGGGTTACTTGTGCAGATTATCATAATTTTAATTTACAATTTATCAATAGGCACGCTACTGCGAGTTTAAGGGTGAGTGCATATGGAAGTAATTTTTCAGGCACAACAGCACCCACAGAAGCAGCAACTGATACATCTGTATGGACTAAAATAGGAGAAGATGCTGTTGCTGGAAGTTCATCTGATGAAAGAACTTGGGAACTAAGTGCATATAAATGGATAATGGTAGCGGGCAGTGCAAGTGTTACCATGACAAATTTAGTAGATTTAAGATTATTTATGAAATCTAGAGGTTAATCATGGTATGGCAACTAAGTATACTTATGTAGGTGCAATAGGAACTATAATTTTTTTTATAGTAGCAGCAGGAATAACATTATATCCTGTAGATTATAGACAAGCTTTAGCAGATAAGCCAGAAGCTAATTTTTTAGTTTTTGAATACCCTAATAATAATAAGTTTGATTTTGTAACTTTAGCTCCAGATGGAGATTATTTAAGATGGAAATTTGATAAAGATTATACCACATTCTATAAAGGAAATAAGATTATAGGTCAGTATAGGCTAACCAATCCATTACAATATTTTAAGACATATGGTATAGATGAATGGGTAACATTAGATAGAAAAGCATCACTGATAAATTTAAGCTATACTAACACCTCAAATTGTGCAACTTTTATAAGAAACACACCATTTTATGCCACTAAGTCGCATTCTGGTAATGGAGGAATTCTTACAGAAAACTTCAATATATGTAGTGAAGATACTTTTGAAGATTTCCCAAAGTCATACATAGCTATATTTGAGCCAGGACAGGCTAATAAAAATAAAGATTACAGGTTAACTTTTGATGGTAGTAGATTTGGAATGAATAATTATCCATCAGGGATACAATATATAAACGGAACTTCATTAAGTTTTGATAATAATGTAAAAGTAGAATGGCAAAAAGAATATGATGAAGCTAAATTAAATGTTGATTCTAAAGAACTCACTATACGTTTTCCAGCTAAAAAAGGAGAACAAATAATACATTTAAGAGTATTTGACCCTGTTATAATTTCAACTCAAACAGGCGACTGGAATGATAATGCAACGTGGGGTGGAGGAGCATATCCGTTTGCGGGAGAAGATGTAATTGTCAAACATAATGTATCAATAATCGGAGAAGGCAATAATGCTTCTACAATCGGAATTGATGCAGGAGCTCATCTAAATATTTTAACAAATACAACAACTGGCTTAGCTGTAACTGGAAATACAACAATAAACGCAGGTGGAGTATTTTCAGCAGGACATAGACACGTATGGCTCGGCGGTGTTGATAATTATGGCTTATTGGAAATTAGAAATATGAATTTGTCTGTAATAGCTGAAATAGGTGGCACTGCTTGGAAGAGCCAAACTAACAGCAGATTAATTGCACAAAATAGCACGATTTTATTTGATGCAGATTACAATGGTGTTTCAACTTCAATAGTTTTTGGTGGCAACAGCTCAAGCAATCCCGCAAATCTTACATTTGATAGCCCTGATTTAGTACTAACTAACACTATATTAAATGTTACTGGCGGTTTAGTGGTCGTTCGCGGAACGTTAGGAATGGATACTTCTGGAACTGGAATTGTTGTTCCTCTAAATGTAACTGGAACAACATTCGTCGGCGGAACAGGAATAATAAATTTAGGTTTCGGTGGCGAGAGCCTAACTCAAAATAGCTGGTCTTATTTTGGAGGTGATGTAACGATTGCAGGAAGCGGTTTATTGAACACTACAAAATACAATACGACTATTGTAAATCATTTAAAGATACAAAACACTGGAGAGTTTAGAACTAATGGAAACGTAACTATTTGTGAACTTTGCCAAGACGCAACTTATGGCGTAACTATGGAAACGGGCAATAACGCAACATTTAATGCCAAACAATCTTCAGGAAATATTACAATCGGTAGTTTTTATGTAGGTTCAGGAAGCACATTTAATGCAACTTCAGGAACTACAACTTTAAGCAGAAGGCAATCTGGCGGAACTACTATAAACATACAAAACAAAGGTCATTTTGACCATAATAACGGACACTTTAATATAACACAAAATATTGGAACAACCTTAATTGAGTTAAGAGGTACAGATGCTGGAGGTATTGGTGGTTTAACATTAAATAATCTTTCACATTCAACAGGTTCAAGCACTATTCTCTATAATGCAGTTGGTGATATTGGTACTGAAACAAATCTATTTATCTTAGGTAATTTTAATTTAGTTCAAGCAACGATTGATGTAAAGTCTGGAACTGAAAACGATGTAAATGTAAAAGTAAATGGAACTTTAACAATAGCATCAGGCACGACTTTCTTAGGCGAGTATGCAAACATAAGTGCTGGTATTTTAATTGTAAGCGGAACATATAACGCTACAACCAAGTTTACAGACATAACGTATAATAACCCATCAGGAACTACAACAATTTTAAATTTAGCTGGTGCAACATTTAATCATAATCAAGGAACAGTTAGAATATTAACATCTGGTGCTGGTACTAAAAATATTGTAACTCAATCAAGTGCAAAACCATTTTATAATTTATATTTTATGCCATTAGGTACAACACAACAGCTATTTTACGCTCCGAGCGGAGGAGGTTCATTTATTTTAGAAGTAAGAAATAACTTATCTATTGGACAATATGCAACTGTTGCTTCTTCAAATGGAAACAGAATTTATGACATTAAGGATTTATCAATATCTCCACGTGGTGTTTTAAATGATGATAGTATTGGGTCAACTGTAAGCAGATTTAATGTAACAGGAAATATACAAGTAGAAGGAGTTTTAGATGCATCATTAAGCAACTGGATAATAAGTAATATCGGCAGTATGACAATAGCATCTGGTGGAATATATAACGCAACAGCTGGAACTACAAACATCACAAATGGTAATTGGACAAATGGTGGAAGCTATACGCATAATGCTGGTAGAGTTATATTCGGCAGCGGAACTGGAAGTAATCAATCTATAACTGGAACAAATGAAACAACGTTCTTTAATTTGAATATTACAAATGGTGTTGTTGCAGTAACGCAGGAACAAAATACAACTGTTGAAGGCGTTCTTGATATAGCTACTGGAGCAACTTACATATTTGATGCAACAGATAAAGTTCTAGTTGCAACATTCGGAAATGCATCGGGTGGAAATA